CCTCCCAAGAAAGGTCCACAAAGAGCAACACAACACAACACGGGACGCTACAATCACACGTCCCATAGCTCCTTGTAAACCGCATCAACCAGTGTGCCCCTTTCGGATGCTGATCGAGGGTAGAACTATGGATAAATAAGGGTCCGTTACCTCCTTAAACGTGGTCATGTTTTCTCGTGGGTCGCTTGCCCAACCCATCCTACACACTAGCTAACTACAAACCAAATGCGGCTAACCCCCCCTCAAATATTTTGGTGGCTGCTTTCTTTAAGCCCTTTCCAGCCAAATCACCAACTTGATGGACCGTGTCCTCCAGCAATCTCTCGGCAGTTTGTTTTGCAGTGTGGTGCCAACCAGGTGAATGCTTGTGCAATAGTGCAACGGTATCCTGGTGTGAAATACCGGAAGTGGTAGACCCACTAACACTCAGCCCTGTGTTTGCCTTTGGTGTCCACTCAACTACATCCACAATCTGAATACTACAAACTGTATTCACTGGGACCCCTCGAAAAGCAACAAAAACCACATTCGTATCATTGGTGTCTGCTCCCGTTCCGGCAATTGTACCAGAAAAGGTGGAATACTTGGAATCAAACGACCCTGGATACCACCTTGCTTCATGTAAATCACGGGTAACATTGGCCCGACCCTGAGACAAAGTGAAAATGTTGTCAATGGAGGTGAACCCAACAGCGGTATCGTAGGAGACAACGCCCATACAAAACTCACCAACAACAGTCGTGAGCGAGAGAGATGGAATGGAAAACCGAATGCCTGATGCCAAAGAGCGACGCTTTTGACAAATCGTGCTCAATGTTCCGTACCCAGGGGTAAACACAATGCTAGTTGCCAAAGTAGGCGTTATAGCTGTTGAACTTGTCACAGCTACCAATGATGTAACCAAACCAGTGTTGGGATGGTAAAGCATCCCACCACAGGTCTGCGTAGCATTGAGCGTGACTGTACCATCAGCAATAAACCTATTAATGGTACCAATTTCACCATCGTAAATACCCAACGGTGGTGGAGCAACAAAAGGACGCTGCAAAACAGCAGCGTGTTCCAGATGTTGCTTAGGAATATTGGTGGGATTACGGCTAGCGGTCATATTGCCACGCTTATTCCTCCGCCGCCTTTGACGACGTGGCCTAGGAGCCCGACCAAGTGCAATCCGTTCCAAGGATCGTAGCAACTTAGCTGGAACCTTCACCATTATTGTTGTCTAGTTATTATTTATTTGAAATCACAAACTCCAAACCCTCGTCAATATATAACGGATACTCACTTGGGGAAATGTGTGGATTATATTCGAAAACGTCTTTTGTACTAAGTACAGTATTCCCTGGTTGCAACGCTCCATAAAATTTTTCAATTGCAACCTGCTCTGATGGGGACACTCCAAACGCGCGATAGAAGGATAAGCGCGCCTCATCTGTAATCTCATAGGTGCCAGAGTCACACCCTTTGCTGTGCCAATATGTGCCACTATTTCTCATTAGAAACTCCCTTAATTTCTTGTCCTTGTCTGTCAATCTACGGGCACCACTTTTCCCCAAGAACTCATAGAACCTTGGTAGAATCGGGATTCCTTTAGACCAAACCTGACCAGACGTTGCGGTGGCCTC